TTCCCATATACGATCTTGTACGTGTTGTGGGCAGGGTGTTTTTGCTTTGCCTAGTACATATTCATATACATTGATGTCTTTGTATTCATCAGGCATAAACCATTCACCTTGACATACACCGTCAAAAGTCTTTTTGTCTACATCTAATGGAATATACTTTTGTAGTTTATCAAAGCCTTGTTCTTCCATTGCTTTGTTAAACTGATCTACATCATCTGATGGTTCGCATAATACCACATGACATTTGTCAGCATGACCTGTATAGATCATATCAACTAAGTCTTTATTTGTAAATCGCGGGATACCGAGAGAGTCTGTTTTCATAAGCATACACGTATTTTAACTTACTTTGATGAGTTTGTCAAGTCCTAAATCGCCATTTTGTTGATTTTTTTCTTGTTCAAGTTTTTCTTTGGCTTCTTTTACTAGAGCTTCTTGTCTGTAAAAGTCAATAAAAGTAGAAATCTGTTCTTGGACTTGAGGATTAGAAGTAGAAAAATACTTATGTGTTAATTCGGATATTTTGTCATGTAGCTGTGCTACTGTTAGCGCAGATGTATCTTCACTAAAAGGATGAAACATTACTGGTAAACACCTACGTAGTTAGACCATACTGTAGCACCTTGGTCAAAACTTGTAAATTCAAACACAAAGAACTTATCTTCATCTGCTGGATCAGCCTTAACTCCAATTACTGCTGTAGTATTTGATGTTGGCCAGTTGCTGGATCTTTTAAGTGTTCCTGCGCCTGCGTTACTAGCAAATGTTACTGTTCGATCTACGTCGGCAGTTTTTACATATACACGTACTATGTTTGTTTTATCGTTATTTGTATTCCAATTAGATAGTGTAAGTGTAACATCAGCACCAACAACAATAGTTTGATGTGGTCCGTCACTTACGTTAATGTTTTGGCTTGAATTAACTGTACCAGCACTAGGATGGTGTGCGTGTGTATTGTTAACTAAATTAGCACCACTAATGTTATTACCGAGGAAGTCATTAGCAACATTAAGTTTTGCTGTAATATCTTGTAGTTCTTCAATTTCTGTTTTAGCGGCTACAAAGTTAGTTTTTAAAATACTAAAATTATCTCTAAATCCTTGTGAATCGTTATCTTGACCCGCAACAGGATATTCAGCATTTACTCCTGTTTCGTTAATTGAACTACTTGTTAAATTTGGCATAATGTATTCCTCTCTTGTATATTATTTATCTGCTTTATACATTGAACTGATAGTTCGCGAACGGTAAGTACTGTTCGTTACTTACCCCGGCTGTAGCATCAATACTATACCTTTCGATCTCTATGTTTAGTTGTTTAAAGTTAAAGTTGCTATTAGCAATATTTAATATTACGTTGTCTGCTTCACCTGGTTTACAGTAACAAAGCGGAATTGCTAGTCTAAATCCTAATTCTGCTTCACCTGCTACTTGTGCTGTACGCATCCATAACGGATAAAAGTCTCTTAGATTTGAACCAACTTTACGTAATCTATTTCTCATATTAGTGATATTACTTATATATCTTCTTTGATCTTTACTATCACTAACATTGATAGCATCACTATCAATTTTAATTGTATTTGTTATAGGACGTAAACGTTGTGGATCGGCATTAATACTATTGTCAATATCGCCTACAACTATTTCTTGTCCGTTTTGTAATTCTACTGTTATTTGTGGACCTGAATTATATTGTACAGGGCCTATTCTAGTATATAATATAATTGTTCCTGTAGAAGCAGGTGATCTACCACCTCCTCCTTGTAGTTCTAAAGGAAAGAATCCTTGACCAGTACCAACTCCGGTATTGTCGTCAATAACTTCATATTGTATACTATCAGCTGTAATTTTATTTTTTGTCTTAATATTAAATGATTGAGCAGTTTGACCTGTCAACGGTTCTGATGGATCAATTAGTTCTACATAAATTATTTCGTATACTGTATCATTAGTGCCTACATTTTTAGCAAGAGCTTTTTTAACACTGCCTACCTTAAATTTTTTACGTTTATGATTTTTAGCAATAGCAGACATAAACTCGCTAATATTTTTAGTTTCAATACCGGCATATGCTAAAATGTTAATTTGTGATTGTAATCCAAACGTTGGATCATTTGGTCTATAGATACTACTTGGTGTAAAGATAGTAGGATCAGATATAAAGTTTCTAAATGTATTACGTTCAGTTTTCTTTAACATTGGAACCATACTTACACTACTGTAAAGAGTATCATCAGGATCAGTTGTAGTAATATTAAATTCTTTTGTTGTAGCACTAAATTTAAATTGGTCTTGTGCTTTTACTGTAAATGTATAACTTCTGTCGATAGTTGTAGTGTCTCCATCAAACGTAGTTTTAGTAGTTGTTTTGTCAATTGTAGTCAATCCAGGAAATCCAGGAACACCAAATTGTCTAATTTTACCTTGTAACTGTCCATCAATAGCAAGTGTAATACCTGGTGGTAATCTTCCGCTATCTAAACTATACAATACAATAGCATTAGGAACGTTACTAGTAGCACTTACACTTAATGTAGATGTAAAGTTTGCTCTAATGTTACCTAAGTCTTTTGAAGTGTTCCATGTAATAGCACTTTCTATTTCACCTAATAATTTAACTTTAAATTCTTTGTCTTTTGCTACTGTAGGATTAGTTGTTTCTGTAATACGTTTGCTGTAATCGTAAAAGCTCATAGTAATAACTTTATTACTAACTACTGCTCCAGCCTGATCAAAAGTTTGAAATATAACATTTGGAATAGTACCTCTAAACTGACTTCTTAAGTAATCATTATTTCCTTGTTCAAGTGTAGTTTGCGCTTTATCAGCACTTGTAAATTCTACTTTACCATTCTTAATTACCCATACGCTTTTGTTTATAACATCAGAACCTATATACGATCTATTATCACTAGCATCGTCTGTTGTTATCGGAACTTCATTAAATACAATCCAACTGTTTTGTGTAGTTCCTCTAAATAAGTTTGCCGCAAAATCTGTAAAACTAGTATTATCATCAGGGAAGCCTTTAGTTTTTGTACCTGTGTCATATACACCAAATTCATTAGCAGGATCTACTCCTAGGTTATTAGCAACTAATTCTGTACTAGTTGATGATGAACTTCCTAATTGTCTTAGTGCTTCAACTGTAAATCTGTATTCAGTTGTAACTGCTGGCTGATAAGGAACACGCCCTGCGATCTCGCCATTTGTACTATCAATATCCATTCCAGGCGGAAGTACACTAGGAGTTCCATCTGAGTTAGATTTCTTAACTGTAAAACTAATAATACCTTGATTACTTGTTGGATCATATACATCAAGAAATAATGTAACATAGTTATTGGCTCTTCTAAATCCTAAGTCACTTGGTGTTAACCAAACAGGCGCTCTTAGATATGTATTGTCTGCTGTAAACAATCCAGTACCTATCTGCATAATAGTATTATCTGTTCTTAAGAAATCGTCACCTACTAAATAAATCTTAAACTGTCTCTTTGCTAGTGTAACTCCGTCACTTACAGTTACAGTAAATTGGTAAAATCTATTTAATTTTTTAGGACTTTGTGTAGGAACAGCATAATCATAAAATGTTGTATCGTAGTAAAAACTTTCAAAACCGTTAAAACTTTTAACACCAAAATCGAATGGAAACGTTCCATAAAGATTTGTATCAAAGAATCCACTTGAAGCTCTTCCTTCTAATGCTAGTAAAGGCTCAACAATACCTGTTAGTTTACCTGTCGTTCTTCCTAAAGATATACCCGGCGGAAGTTCGCCGCCATCGTCTTCAATAAAATATTCTAATGTTTCGCCTGTAGGTAAGTCAGGATCAATAACTTGTAATTGGAAATCTACAGGACTACTATCTAGTATGTAAAATTTATTGTTTGGACCTAAAGGTAAGTCACCTTCTGCTGTAACCCATTGAGGTTCGTCCATTCCGTCTATTGTTAAGTTTAACGTAATGTCTTCTTTACGTCTATCTTTTTTAGCTCTTAATACAAATTTAAATGTAGTTAACTTGTTTACTTCAAAAGGAGTACCTAATAAATCAGTTCCACTTAATCTTAGACCACCTGGTAACTTGCCACTAATAAGTGTAATACTATCGACAGTTGAATCTATTGGTAAAGAAACTGTTTGTGTAACGCCTTCTTGAATCGTACCTAAACTATGTCCTGTATTTACTGTCCAAAGTGTATTGGCCATTCTAACTCCTACAGTGTTCCAAAGTCTGCTTCAATAGCATTTGATCCAGTAAAGTTACTGTTGCCATCGTCAAAGTCGATAGCTAAGTTATATGCTAGATATTCTAATGAACTAGAAAACGATGACGGATTTGAAATTCCCATATCTAACTGATTAAGATAACTCTGTATTCCGTCAAATTCTCTAACATCAAGATTATGTACATTACCAGTCATATTACCCACATTAGTAATGTTGTTAGTTTGTGCGTTTAGTGTTGCTGTTAGCTTTGGACTTGTATCAGTTTGTAATGATGTTACACTTGAAATTGTAATAGTTTGACCAACAAGATTAGTTGTAGTATTTCCTCCACCAGCAAGTGTTAGGGCATTGCCGTTAGCATCTAATGTAATGTTGTTGTTGTCAGCAAATACTTGTAAACTAGGTAAGCCTGTTGCTGTACTGTTAATTGTTACTGTATTAGCAGTCTCTGCTAGTGTTACAGCTGACCCGCCTACAATCTTTTTAAATTGTAATTCGCTACCGTTAAGTTGAGCAAACACACCCGAACCTTGACTGCCTAAGTTTGCGGCTGTTGTTTGTTCTGGATTCTTTGCTTGTAACTCTTGGAAGTTACTATTTACTTTTACAAACGCTTCACGTAAATCATCACCTGTGCCGTCGTTTGCTATAGTACCTATATTTACTGTTTGAATTGCCATCTATATTCCCCTGTTACTGTATTTACCTGATATAGTTGACGAGTAAGGTACTTGTTTATTATATCTAGATACCATTACTCTACGTGGTCCACCCATAGCATCATCTGTGTCACCATATCCTGTGAGCGTTCCTGCTTCTAAAGTTTCACTCGAATCTTTATGCATCATATCTTTTAGTTGTGCTGGCGTAAGCATAGGATTTGCTTGTAGGTATAATGCTCCTACACCACATGCTTGCGGACTAGCCATACTAGTACCACTAATGTTACACTGTCTAAAGCCGCCGCCATCATAATATGCGGCATCGCCAAATTTATTTGTTGTGCTTGTACAACTAACAATATTATGTCCTGCGGCGTATATATCAACACCCGGTCCTGTTGTACTAAATCCTACTTTATTATCTGCTGTGTTTGACTGAGCATTTAGGCATCCGACCATAAACGCATTTACACTATACGGAGAACTGCCTCTGTGATAGAAACGACTACCACCAGCGCCAAAAAGTATATTACCATAATCATCTCCGCCATCTACATCTACTTTAAAACTATTATTGCCTGCGGCAATACATATATGTACACCTTCATCAATTAATTCTTCTACGTCTGTATCAACTGATGCTATTCTTACTGGACATCTATATCCACTAAAAGTAACATATGGGTAAAGCCCATAGGTATCTCTTAGATGTGTTCTTGAAGAAAAACTAGGATCATTGCTAGAACTATAAGTTGTTCCGCGATATACAATACTTGTAGCAGTTCCGTATCCTGAACTATAGCCCCAACTCATATTTACTATAGTTGGACGCTTGCGTCCTGTAGTTGGATCAATTGGTTTGTTTCTGTGCCATAATTTTATTACATCAAAACAGTCACTAATACTGATGCCTGTGCCTGAATCGCCAGAACCTTCTAGGCCTGCAACTTTAACACTGTACACTCTTGAGTTCTTTGCCCAACCAAAATGTTTACCAGCGGCTGTACCTGCAACGTGTGTACCATGTCCGTCTGTGTCTCTATAATGATTAGAACTTTGCGATCCGCTTAATCCACTTTCGGTATACCAATTAATCTGTTGTACTCTTGATACTCCGTTAGCATCTTGGAATTCTGGATGATCAACTTGTAGGCCGCTATCTTGTATAACAACATCTACGCCTGTTCCATCTAACGCATAATTATATGAGCTATCTAAGTTTGTTGACCAAGTTGTATTTTCAGTAACTACACTGTGGCGTCTTTTACCCCAGTCAATATTTTTATCACTAAGTTCTGAAGTTCCTTTATAAAAGTTACCTTGATATGTTGCTGTTAAACCAATTTCTAAGTTTTCATCTTGTTCTGGTGGAATAGCAACATCAACGACTCTATCATCATTTCTAAGATCAGTTGCTTCGTCATCTGTAAGAGCATAATGTGTATTACGTTGAGAACCAGGTCTTGCGTTTGCTACTGTAGCTGATCTGTTTGGAATATTACCAGCACCAGTTTCTTCAATCATTTCTTGATTAAATGCTTCGTAGTCTACACCTTTTTTAAGTGTAACAATATATTCGCGTTCGCTCATTTAAACTCCTAGTGTAAATCGACCCAGGCGCCATTAGCGTAGCCTTGGAATTTATTTGTAGTAGTATTATAGATCATGTCACCGTTAGTAGCTGTTAGACCGTTACGATCAGTAGTTGAGAAACTTGCTAAGTTAATAGGACTTTGTGTTACTGTAACTCTATCCGAGGCTGTTAAATTAATACTAGACGCACTTTCAATAGTTGGTACACCTGTACCTGTACTAACAATACTATCTGCTGTAATACTACCTTGTACTACTAAATCGTTTTGTACTGTAAGATCACTGCTCGTAGTAACTGCTGGAGTAATTGTAATACCACTTGAATCATCTGTATCAATTACACTTGAACTAAATGTAAAGTTACCTATAGTTGATCCACCTACACTGTTAACCCATTTACTTGTAGCACTATCGTATTTTAAAATTTGGTCGTTTGCTACACTAGTAATATTAACATCACTTAAACTATTAATACTTTCAGTAGTAATGCCTGTGATAAATCCTGCGCCGTTTGTAAGTTCGTTATTGTTTGTTGGAATAGTAGGCTTGTTAGTAATTGTACTACCAGTATAATCAATACTGACACCTGTTAATGAACTAAACGGAATTGCTGTAATGTTAGCGCCACTACCGTAAATATTATTAGCATACAAGTTTTGATAATAATTATTACTAGCACCTAAACTATATGTGTTAGCCGCATAAGGATTAATGTTACCAAAACTTACGCTGTTATCTGTTTCACTTCCAGCTGTTGTAATTAAATCTAAGGTAAGTCCTGTTAGATTAGCACCACTACCAAAATATTCAGTAGCATTTACATCACCTGCAACATCTAGTTTACGTCCTGGCGATGCTGTAAATATACCTACTCTCTCATTACCAGTATCAATTTTAATTGCTGTTTTTGTTCCAGACAAAGGTTTAACTTTGATATCTAAATCTTGATCATTAACTGTAGTTTCTAAAATTACACTGTTATCAATTCTTAATTTAACATTATTATTTGTACCAACTGTAATACCACCGTTATCATTAAATGTTACTGTACCGTCTTGTGTGTAACTTTGACTTGTACTAATAGCATCAGTAATACCATAACCTGATAATGTTGTAGGTGTTGCTACTAATGAACTAAATTGGCTGTCAAATAATGTAGGCTTACTTGTAAAGTTATTATAATCTAAATAATATGAACTAGCAAATCCATTTAGTGTTGTAGCATCTAGTCCGCCACCACCTGTTGTAATATCATCTGCTGGTGCCCATTTATTACCATCCCATTTAAGAACTTGTCCAGTGTTTGGTAGTTGTGATTGTGTATCTACATCTGCTAAGTCGCTAATATCATTTACAAGAGTAGGCTTGTTAATCAAATCGTTATAGCTACCTGAAATTGATACTGTAGAAAAACTTGGAGTTCCTGCTAGTTCAGACCAATTAATACTTCCATTTAGCCAAGCACTTTCTGCTGTGCTATATTTCATTACTTGGTTAGTAGCCAATCCGGTAAAGTTAGTTGGAATATTACTTCCGCCCCCACCGCCACCACCACCTGTTGCGGCAATAGTAATTGTAGCATTTAAGTCGTCGTATGTAATATCAATTCCGCTTCCTTCTCTAAGGATAGCGTTAACTCTGTCATCAACTTTTTCATTTGTAAAATATAAATTAGTATTACCTTGAGGAAGTCCATCAGTGTCTGCGGCTACGTTAGGTTTGTCTGCTAGATCATTCCAACTACCGCTAAATGGATTATAACTGATTCCGGCAATAGTAAGTCCTGTTGCTTCAATGTTTGCCGCACCAACTATTCCACTTCCTGTTAAGTTTAAATTATCACCTATTGGTAATTCTTTTAGTTTGTTTTGATCGTCTCTATCAACTATAAGTGGTATTCTGTTTGCCATATCTATTTCCTTATAACGCCGCTATTCTTGTTTGGAAGTCAGCAAAGTCAGCACTTGCCGCTACTTCTGTTTTTAGTGTTGCGAGTGTAATTGTTTCTGCTTGTAATGCACTAGCCGCCAATGTACCTTGTGCTGATGTTGCCGCATCAGTAATTCCGTAACCAGCTAGTGTAGTTGGCTTACTTGTAAGTGAAGCAAACGTCTGTGCCGGGATAGTTAAGTTTGTTAATGCTGATCCATTTAATGCTGGAAGTGTACCAACTAATACTGCCGCTGTAATTGTTCCGTTAACAGCATCAACTAGTAACGTACTATCGTCAGCAAATACAGATCCGTTAATATCTCTATTTGTATTAGTAACGTTAAGTTCAGCAAAATTTTCGTTTATCTTTTTAAAAGCTGTTCTTAATGGATCGCCATTTCCTTTGTTAGCACTAGTTCCTATGTTAATTACTTGAATAGCCATTATACTCTCCCTACCACAGCTTCAATTGTGCCGCGTTCTGTGTCATCTTTGGAGGTTAATGCCTTTCCTAATACAGTTCCTACTTTAGGATCATTGTCTACTATAGCGTAGCCTGGTATGGCGCTTGTAACTAGTAAGTCACCCTTTTCTACCTTGCCTATAACTTTACAAGGTACTCTACCTTGTAAACCTAGTGCTATAACATTATCACCTTGTAAGTCAACGTTCATTAAGTGTGCTGGATTAGTAGAAACAATACCTGCTACTTTTCTATCACCTTTTATAGTACACGCTGTTACTTCTTCGTCTCCGCCAAATACTAATACAGTACCCGGTTCATAATCACTGTCGCCTAAATAATTCTCTGCCAAGTCAGCGTATTGTGCTGATGTTGCTGTACCGTGGAATGTACCAAATTTCAACGATGATGTACCTATATCGTATCCACCGTTAGCCGCTGGAGTCATAGCCGTTTGTTTGAATATTACCGCCGCTGTGTTGTTGTTAGCAATAATAGCAACTTGGCCAGCACTACTAAATCCTGTACCAGCACCTACAGCAATACCTGTACTTGAACTACTCTTTTCACCTGGCGCTTCAATGAATGATGTATATACCCAGTCACTTGCTAGTCTTGGACTATTTTGTGTAGCGTCAGCTGGATCACCGTAACTACTGTTCTGTTGGAAGAACGATGCTGTAGCACTTGTTGTACCTAACTGTATAGTACCTGGGAATGTAGTAGTTGTATTACTTGGAACAGTACCAACAGTATCAAATACTTTTGCTCCACCTGGAGTAGTCATTGTCATTGTATTTGATGTTTGGTCTAAGATTTTATTATTATCTAAGTAAAAACTTTGTGCGTCTATTCTACCATCTGCTCCTGTTTTAATAATTCTATCAGCAACACCAGTAGTTGTAAATGAACCACCTGCTTCAACAATTTGAGCATATGTAACAATTTCAGCATTGCCAGTTGCCGCCGTTTGTCTACCAATTGCTTGGTACTGATCTAAACTAGGTAAATCAGCTAAGTCAATACCATTAGCTTTAAGTGTTACCCAACCATTTGTTACAGCAAAGTCACCATCATCAAAACTTGCTAGTCCTAAGTCTGCTTGTGTAATACCAGTTGCGTTTGCTCTAGTGCTTGCTGACTCCATTGCTAGTTTACTTTGTACAATGCCTGCGCTTGCGTTTATATCTGCGTTAACTACAGCACCTGATGTAATAGCAAATGTTACTACATTAGAACTAACACTTAATTCAATATCTCCTGCTGGACTAGCATTGTCATAACTTGTGCCATCCCAAACTAATATATCATTAGTTGCTCTGTTAGCAATGTCAGGACCAATTGCTTCGCTACCGAAAGGTGTTCTAGCATCTACATATGATTTTGTAGTTAAGTCTTGTGCGTTTGTAGGATCAGCACCGTTGATAACTTTAAAGCCACCAGCGTTTAACTGTCCAGTCATTTCTGTTGTGCCGTCTCTTGCTAATGCTCCTGGTCCAATAGTTCCAGTAACTAGTTTAGTTCCGTTTCTATCAAAGTGTAATCTTTTACTTAAGAATGACTCTGCCGCAAATTCTGTAGGTACTGCTGATGGATCAGCATCTGACATTGTGTCGTCATTACTAAATTCTGTAATTCTAACACCTTGTTTAAATCCTAGTCCGTCTAAGTTACTAATAGCAATACTAGCCGCAAATGTAACTGTACCTGTTCCTTGGTCTACACTAAAGAACTTACCAACACGGAAGAATCCATCTTGGTCTGTACTAGCAAAGAACACACGCCCTTTACCACGTTCGTTAACTTCTTTTGCTTGTGTCGCCGCTTGAGTTGGATCACCGTAAATAATACTTGGATAGTTAGTAGTGTTAAATCCGCCAGTACCAATTTTATCAAAGTCATGTCCGTTAGCTCTTAGTGTTGAAATACCAACTGTAATTGTTGCCGCTTCGTTTGCCGCTAAACTGACTGGAATTGTTCTTGTAGCATTACCTGAGAATATTATTGATTCGACTAGTCCAGTTTGACTAAATCTACTACCACTACTGTTAATGTTACTACCAGCAACTTCATTTAACTGTACAGTCGCATAATCGCCTCTGTCAACATAGTTAGCAACAGTATGAGTCTTACCAGCAAAACTAAAGATCATATCGTTGTTATTAACACGATTTATTAATTTTGATGTTAGTTTTTCAATAGCAAGTACAACGTCACCTGCTGTAGCACCCATTGTAGTACCTGTGCCAGCATATGTATTCAATGCCGCTTCTGTATTACGCATAGTCATATTAACATGACTAAATCCTGTGTCCATAACAATTTGGAATCTATCTGAAGCTAATGCTGAGTTATCAGAATCTTGATTGTTGAAACTAATACTTCTGTAAACTTGATCTGGATTCTCTTCGTAAATAACTGCTGTTGAAGGTCTAATACTTGTTACGCCGCTAACATCATCAAACAAGAAATTCTTATTCATTCTAATAGTAACGTATGGACCAGCATCTGATGCTAGTGACGGATTGTGAGTACCTGTGATAGCACTTGATAATCCTGTGTCACCTGACACACTCAATCTGTAAATAGGTAAGTTTGCGCCTTTACGTCCTGTTGGACCAGTAGCGCCTGTATATCCACCTGTGTTTGAAGTTGGAACATCAACAACACTTACACTTGTAACTTCGTATGTAGTTACGCCTGTTGTTGTATAAACATCAAGCAAACTGTTTGGGTAAGGATGATAATCACAATCATAAACAAATACACTAAAGTTACCTGAGTTATGATTGAACTCACCAAATCCGTATGTGTTAGATGGATCATTATAAACCTTACCTGGTATTTGCATAGATCTTAATTGTGTAACAGCATCAACAGTTTCGTTTGGATCTGATCCTGCCGCAACTAAACCAAAGTTACCATTTGCGTTAGAACAGTTAAGAGCTCTAATCTCAGAACCATTGTTACTAAAGAACGCTGTATGGTTGTAATAACAGAATGTACTAACTTGCTCTGATAATGCCGCATTGTTAACAAACAGACCGTAACCTAAATCGTTAACCTGTGTATAGTCGTTTGCCAACATACTTCTGTTACCAGCAGTCTGTATATAAATTTCTTGTGGGAATGTATTATCTGTATAACCATTACCTTCGTTTGAAAGTTTGTTGATTAATAATTTTGCTGTACCTGTGCCACCGTCGTATTCTGAAATAGCATCAACTTGATAACGCACACCATTAATAAAGAATGGAGCAGGTGTTTGAGGCTTTCTAAGTCTTAAACCTGTTCCTGTAGCTGATTGTACATTAAGTGTATAGTTGTCGTCTTTACTTGTAATAACTGTTTCTAAGTTACCAGCAAATCCGTCAATGTACATACCACCTCTAAATGCTTGTTTGTTTATGCTTCCTGAGAAACTACCACAAACTTGTGTGTATGGAGATTTAATAAGAACTTGTCCTGCTGGATCAAGCACTTGAGCAAAACCACCGTGTCCTTGGAATGACATATTTGCTAGTCTTGTAGCATCGTTCATTAAGAACACATCCATCTCGTTGTTCATTTTAGGTACACTTGATGAGTTTAATGGATCTGATAAGTAGTGATAACCGTAATTAGTAGTTTTTTTAATGTGCCATTCACCACTTGCTATTCCAGACAAGTTTGGTAAAAGATCAACTGTTAATGTAACATCAAAATTACTTCCGCCATCAGCATTACTAATAAGTCCTACTGCTCCATTGTCTGTATAGAACCAAGCACCATCCCATGCTGTTGGAGCAATATTATCTGCCGGTGTTACTGTAATAACTCCGCCTGCTTCATTGATTCCGGTAATTGTAATTGCTTGTGCTGTTGCTATGTCTGCGCCTGTGTAGTCTGTAATTTTTAAATTGTCTAGTAACTTGTCTCTATAGAAATAAGTGTTAGCCCAAGGTGATTGTGAAATTCTTGGAGCTGGTCTAATTTGACAACGTCTAAAGTCTGAACCTTTAATTGAAACGTTAGCAGGAACTTTTAATGGATAGTCTTCGTAGTAAATACCTGTTTCAACATGTACACAAATTTGTTTCTCAGCAGTCGGGTTACCATAACGTAACTCTTCGCCTCGTCTAAATTCAATTGGCTCAATTAATACAACTTCTACTCTATCGTATGCTGTACCACCTAAATCAGCACCACTTGTGTATTTTACAATACGTCCTCTAGCGCCAGTTGTTTGACCAACAATAATTTTACCTGGTAAAATATCAACGTTAGTATTAATACCTTGGTCTGTACTATCGTTACCGGTACCATTACCAAAGTCAATTGTGTATGTACTACCTTCAACTAGTGTATAGTTTGATACTGCTGTAAAGCCGTTAGTTAAAATATCAATTATGATATCAAACTTATTATCTAAAGAATTTTTAATAGTTGTTGATACATCGTTAATATCACTGTTAAACCATTGTGGTACAAGTGTTGTATAATCTGTTGGATAAGTTTTTGTTCCTTCATAACCTACACACTCAAATAATATATCACTAAGTGTTACAACATCACCAGCACCTAAACTGTGTGCCGCGGTAGTTGTTATAGTACCTATACCACTAACATTGTTATATATAAAGTTACTAATATTAATAGTACTATTAACAGTACCACCACTTACATAATTATGTACAACACTATTAGCTCCTACGTTAACTTCAAATGTATTTGCCGCTAATCCTGATGAAAGAACTGTAAATCTTTTTGACTGTGTAAGTAGGTCAATGTTTGATACAACGTTTCGTACAATAGTTTTTGCTTTAGCTAATGAAGCAAGTGTTTCTGATCTTTGTGTAATACGAGCTTTGGCTCCTGACGGTGTACTAAAATATCTCTTAGCCGCCTGGATAGCATTAATGTTACTGTTAGTACCGTTACCGATATCTAAGATCATACCATCAATAATTAATCCTAAATCTCTTTCACAAGTGTTATTAGGAACTTGTGGTCTTGCTGGAGGATAAGCATTTAATGCGTCTAAGCCATTTGCAATAACTGATGTAATTACACTAGTTAATGTATCAGCTCTGCCTACAACATCGTTGTTTCCTGTTCCAGACTCAACTGCTAATGATGTTATAACTTGTGGAAAACTTTCTGGATAAACTTTTGCTGTAACAGAACCTTCAAATGTACAAGTTACATTAATACCTGCGAGTGTAACTACATCTGTAGCACTTAGTCCATGATTTGATACTGTAACAATAGTTGCGATACCATTTGTTTCATTGTATGTAAAGTTACTAACTAGAATTTCTGTGTTGTCTGCTTTAGTTACTGTACCACCGTTTACGTATGTGTTTGCGTAACTACTACGTCCAATATAAAATTGGAAACTGTTTGATGTAAGATTAGCATCATCAACAACAAATTTACCTTGTTTACTTGTGTATGATGTATTAGTTAAAATATTATTCTTTACTAGATCTCTAGCAAATTCAATAGCAAGATTAGTTTCAACTATTTGATCTGGAGTACCTAGTGCCGCCGCGCCAACAGCATTTTGTCTGCCTGCTAGATAACTTGATGCTATTCTACGTGTTTCAATGTTACCACCACGTGATAAATCATTGATCCAAGCATCAACAATATAACCTACGTCACGTTTACATTTAGCACTACTGTAATCAAAGTTACTCCATGTACCTGAACCGCCTGCGTTTCCTACATTGTGATTGATCCAATATGTAACTTCTTCTTGGATAAACTTTTTGTTTTGGAAAAGTATTGCTTCAGCATTTGGGTTAATAACATTAGTATCAGCATATGCTAAATTTGGAAATGTATCTCCAATGTAATCAAGTGTTGCTTGTTGAATAAACTTTTTATTTTCTCTTAAATATTTTTGTGCGTTTCTTGCCGCATTGTTTAGAGATGTTACTCCTACACCTTGTGTAAGTGCTACACCATCACCGTCATCGTAAGTAATTGTTTGTGTATAAGCACCTGGCTCAATTGGCGCACTTTCAACAATTTCTTGTGCTTTTAATAATGCCGCTTTTAAACTTCCGTAAGCATATGAAAGACCGCGTCCTTCTAATCCAACTGGAGTACGTGCTTGTGTATCGTCGCCTTGTTTAGTAACAAACAAATCTTCTGTTGAAGCATAAGATGTGTTATCAACATAAAGTTTTGATGCCGCTTGTAAATCTTCAAGGTTACCTGTAGTAGTACCAGCTAAGTCTCCTGGATGATCATGTAGGTACATAGCACCTTCGAGTTGATCACCTTGTCTTCTTACTGCCGATCCTCTTGGTAGTGCTTCGTTATCTTTGTAGAATCCAAATAATGAATCATCATACGCTGTATCTTTTATAATGTCTTGCCCTGTTGTGGCAGTAGTTGTTCCTAAAGCAATATTAATTTTAACACGAGTTGTGTCATTGTTATTTTGTGCTTCTACTTTTGTAGTATGTAAACTGATTTGATCTTCATTGACAAATCTAATAAAGTAATCTGTATTATCTGTTAATCCATTAGGTGGAGTATCAGTTGTAGAATATTTCCATTTAGTACCATTAACACTATAATCAAAACCATGATCGCTAATAACAACATTACCACTTCTATATTCACTAATAGAGTTTGTATATTCGTCTGCGTTAACAGGCTCTGTTCTAGCATAAACAGGCTTAGTAGGTTCAAATGTTGTGTTTGGTGCGTAGTATTGATCTTGGAATTTTTTATCAGTAACGATATCATTGATGTTAATTGATGTACCGTGTGTAGTATTGTATTCTGTAATTGCTTGTGGGGATGTAGCAATTTGTCCAATAGCATAAACTTGGTTACCACTTACTGGTCCACCAAATATTGGACTTGTATCAGCGTTAATATTAGCACCAGTATTTGTAATAACAATATTTGTGTCGCTGTTATTATCAATACTAATACCCGACCCTGCTGTTAGAGTCTTTTGTAATAATTCTGTACCAGTTGAGTTACCAATTAAAATACCATTTGCTGTAATACCTGTTGGAGTATCATTAAGAGCAGTAAAACTAATTGTTCCACCTTGTCCAAATACAGCATATAGCTCTGTAAAGTTTTCATTTGCTTTGCGGAAGGATTCGCGTATACTATCACCTGTACCGTCGTTACCTTCTACACCTAAATATATGTCTTGTTTTGCCATAAATTAAAATCCCACGCTTTCACCGCAACCACAACTACTTGTGCTTGACGGATTTCTAATATCAAAGTATGAACCAAATAGTTCTTTTTTATAGTCTACTGTTGACCCTAATAAGTACATTACACTCATACTGTCTATTATAAATTTTCCATTATCAAGTTCAATGACTTCGTCACCTGTTTCAGCTTCATCTTCTAAAGACCAATCGTATTTAAAGCCTGCGCAACCTCCACCTTGTAGTGCTAATTTAATAGCAGGCTTGTTGTTTTCTTCAAGCATCTTACTCATATGTTCTTTAGCCGTTTCAGTTAAAAATACTACATTTGTCATTGTTTTCTTCTTCCTATGTATTTATACACATTTTTATAATCCAAACGTAAATAAATACAACATGTTCAAAAGAATTGAAAAAGAAGTAAGATTTTACGTTCGTAAAAGTAAAACAGGTAAAACCCATCCTTACAAGCGACTACGTAGTTATGCGGTCTTTGAATGTGACGAGTGTCATATAGAGTTTAAACGTGAAAAGGGAAAAATAGATCCTAAACGTTTAGACGACTACTATGTTCATGTTTGCCCTGATTGTGACCCTAAACGCTTTGCTCAACGCAAAGGAGTTGAACAAAGGGTAAAACTTAATTTGCCAGTTGACTCTAAGTTACGAATAGACGAAATTTAGTCTTTCTTCCAAATAGTCCAAGCACCGTATGCGATTGCCGCATATGCCGCAAGTTTTGCGAATGGTCCCGCTATTAGTACTATTATTCCTACACCAATAAGTACTGCGCCATCTAGTGATGTGCGTTCTTCAATTCTTGCTTTGATCCAATTTTTCATATCTATCTTCCTCTACTGTAAAGACTATTCAATTGCTGTAAAGCACTGTCTTGTCTTGATACTTTTCTTTCTAAGACTTGGATAGCCGAACGTTGTTTGCGTAGCTGTTCTTCTAAACTTGCTACATATCGTTGTGTTGGTATTTGATTTTCGGAGCCGTCTTCGCCTATCATAACAACGTGATCAACACCTTGTCCTTTTAATCCACCTGTAACTCTATTAGGGTTTTTATCAGATGATGATTGTTTCGGGCTCAGTGGTCTTTTGCTGTACATTTTGTTTAGATAGCTCATTATTCTTCTCCATATTGTATTTATGTAGAGCGATGCTGGCCAAGTTCTTACATTTGGATTCGCACATAATATCAGCATAAGGTAAAAAGCTCAATGCCCAGTCATTAACACTGTTGTTAGGATAGTAATCACTATGCGCTCTAAGTTTTGCTTTCTTGTATCCTGTTTCAAGTAATACAGGCATGTCAGGCATTGTATTGTGTGTAAAGTCTTGAGGTAGTGCTTCGTCTCTACTGTATGAATAATGTATCACAGGACGAACACCACGCCAACTATCTATCACGCGAGTAAATCTATCGTCAGTGGCATGTATATATTCCCCTTCACGACACCAGTGGTGGTGTATGTCAAGTACGAGTGCGCAGGTGTCAACGAGTTCAAGGCTCGCGTCGAGACCCCATTTGTTTTCATCGTTCTCGATCGTAATGGAGTTTCTCGCCTCCGGAGAAAGTCTTGTGTTAACTGCGTGTTTGATACCGGCTGGACCTTGCCTGCCTGATATATGGACGTTACATTTGAAGTCCTGGAAGGTACGCCCGTATCCCATCCAGCGTATGACATCGGTGTGATATTCAAATTCTTCTACGCTCCTATCTACTATTTCGGGGTTGTCGCTTGCAAGTACAGTAAATTGACCTGGGTGCATCGATAGCCGGACATCAAGGGCTCTTGCCGTGGCGCCGACCTTTGCGAACTCTCTTTCCGCATATTGTACCACGTCAGGACGCTTCCAATAATAACTCCACTCGTGCTGGGTATAAACAGGAAGTACATCAGAACCGAGTCGTACCATCCTAAGTTCAAGTGGAAGAGATCCCACATATTCAATCAACCTTTTGTATGACGCAATGTTATGGACCATAATATCCCATAAGCGTTCTTCAGCAACATCACGTGTCTGTCTGTTAAGCCACTGTACTGTTGTGCTACGAGTATTTAGTGGACGTTGAATTTCTTCAAGCCGTTTTTTCTTCTGCGTTTGATCTGCTGTCATGTATTTACAAGCAAAACCTATTCGCTGTTGCTGTGACTTCACATAATCTCCTGCTGTTGTAAATTTAAGATCCATATTCTTTTAATAGTTTCCATGTGTGTTTATAATCCCTTACATTATAACAGATTCCTAGGTCGTTGTCAAGCATTATTTTCTTCAAAGGATAATCATTGCCTGCTGGATCCATTCGATCACCAAAGAAATGTAATGTGTCATTAGGATCAAAATCTCTTATAATTTGGCTTTTATCGCTACCTCTTGGAAATATATCTATTCCTGTTTCTCCGCCTACTACTGCTTGTATTGTTGGAAACAACATTTGAAACTCTTTGGCTATTCTAATACGTTCTTTAGTTTTATTATCAAACTTAACATACAGTTTGCGTTCTCCCATTGTAGCATTACGACCTACAACACTAAAGTTTACCATACCTGGTCGTTCTTCAATGTGTAATCCTGTACGTAATGGAAACTCACTTACCCGACATTCATCTTTAAGCCATTTTCTTGCTTCATCAGGAATTCTCCAGTTGTTTGTATATACGTTATTATTACCTTCGTACACATCACTGCCACTACAGTTGTAAACACGTTTCGCAAGGCTGTATACCTCTTCGCTTACTTGTTCTACTGTTTTATCTCTATCACTACCAGTAACTAAGTAAACATCATTTTCAGCACAAAAGGTTGAAAAGAACACAGCGAATTCATCATCAATCTGCTGTCTACTTGGAGTTAGTGTTCCGTCTACGTCAAATATAAATTTATCTACCATAAGTCTAATGTTCTACCATTGCCTGCTATAATTAAGATACAAGTTACAATATGTAATACAATCCAAAATGTTCTAAACCATAATGCTTTATAAACATCATTTTGCTTAATAGGTAGAAACTCTGGCTTGTCGTCATCGTCTAGTCCGACAGGCATGCCAACAGTTCTACTCCATACTTTTAAAAATCTTCTTTGTCCACTCATTTCCAATTATCCTTTACCCACTCGTCTTCACATTGATGTGGATGAGGTTCGCCATGAAACACTGCTATACAACATCCTTTTATAAGTTTTGGTTTAGCTTTTACTGTAAAGTTTCTATGGTTGCCTATTTTAGCAAGGTCGCGTCTGTCACGCATTTCCCATTTATAACTTTGTATCCAACTGTCTGGAAAAAATGTCCAAGTACCTTTCTCAGGTTTGATTTGTGCGTATATCCAATCTTGGTCTCCATGGAACCTACGCATATGAGCTCCATGGTCTTTTATAAAATTATCGTATACATATCCTAATGTTCTTGATTTAAACATAAACACACTGCTATTAAAATGACTCCAGTCGTGTCTTATACTCCTATTAAAGTCTCTTATAATAGAAAACTTATCAGGAGCATGTAGCCAAAGTTTATCAATACTATCGTAAATTACTACATCTAAATCAAAGTATAATATGTTACCGTCAAGTTCTAAGTTCTTGTCAAAGAACATTGGCTTATACCACCAACCACTTACTCCGATATCTTTAAGTTTAATAATTCTTACATTAGGATTAATGTCACGTACATCGTCGGTGAAACAAACAAACTCAAACGGAATAGTACAATGCCGTTTAGTCATATTGTATAATCTGTTTACATACTCGGCACTATATTTAGATCCATGCTTTAAGCATACAATATAATTTTTAGTGTCTAAGTCTTGTTTAGATATAGGGCTTTGTACTACAACTGGTTCGGGAGGAGCAGTTTTATGTGCCTTCTCTTTTTCCTTACGTAGTTTGTCAGCCTCTTTGCGAGCTTTACGTTCGTCTTTAGTTTCACCTTCAATGTAAATCTTAGCCAATTGTTAGGCCTCGTATATCGCTGAATTTGCTCCGTGTTCTGCACACTCTACTTTTACACAGTAACATCTATTATCTGTTATTCCACGTACAAGTATATCTGCGAAGTTCCAAGCATGTTCGGCAAACTTCTCTGCGCCTACACCGTCAAACTCTCTTACTTCACATAATCCTTTCGCTTCTAAATCATAAAAGGCTTGCTTGTGCGGATCGTTAAAATCTACGCATGTCTTATGATCAAAGTTATCTTCTAACCAGGCTTTTAGTTGTTTTAAGTTACCAAAGTCAACTGCCCAGTTTTTGTTATCTAGATCTTTACAACCAAATGTAAATTTAAATTGTAAACTGTATCCGTGTAGCAAATGGCAATGTGAATGCTCTGCGTTAGGTTGACGGAACACTGCTGATAGTCCGATGTTGTGTCCGTATGTTTTTGTGCTATAATAATTACTCATGTGTATTCTCCTATATTGAACGGCGGAGTATTTAAAGAGGGTCGACGTATTAAGTCCTCTGTGTTAATGTACTTATTATACTATAAATTATCTATGATGTCAAGTGAAACATTACCTAAATTCCACTCTTTTGGTAATTCCCAACCAGCAGTATTATATACTGTAAATGTTGATTTTGGAAACCATTCGAACACTTTGGCTATTTGATATATCCAATAACTAGGATCAACTTCGTTAGAATCTTGTTTAGAGTATCCATCAGTATTGTTATATAAATTATTTACTTTGCCTTTTTTACCATACAAATCAAAACCCAATAATTTTATGTTTGTTGATAGTGTACTGGCAAGTAAGATAGCATAAGGTCCACTGCCCCAATGTATAGGTTCGTCTTTTCTGTCATTGCCCTGTGTAATTAGTTCAGGTAATGAATGTACACTAAAGTCACTAGCCCAACGATGTCTTGTATAAATGTTTGAATGATGTTTTAAAGATTGTTTAACTAGTCGTTTATCGCAACACACAAGATGTTCAACATGCCAATCTCTAAATATAGCATTACATCCTACTTTTTCTTGATGTATTAAATCAAGATTAATGTTTTTACGGCTTTCACCGTTACCAATTACTAACATAGAATTATTTAGCGTGGGTCAACTTTTAAGTAGATATTATCAAACACTTGTTTCTTGTGTGTTTTAAATATCATGTGTATACATGTAAACTCACCAGTCATGCTAACACGATATTCTCCACCTTGTTGCATATCATCTGGTACAGCCATGTGCCATCCGTTCTCTACTCTATCACCTGGTGCTGTGTTTTGTATGTAACGTTTTGTAAACTTGTTTAGATTATGTGAGTGACTTCCGTCTACTGCGTGTGCTACACCATATGCGGCTGTGCTATTACACTCATATTTCTTTGATCCAACCATATAGAATTCTATGTCTTGCCCTTTTTCAATTGGATTGTTTACTACGTTAATTTCTGTGTTTTGGAATACAAACGCATTATCAAAACTCATATACATTATGCCTAATGATATAATTGTTACCATACTAAGTCCGCTGATTACATTTGCAATAGCTCTCGTTACTATGTACCTTTTATCTGTCATTTCTTATGTCCTTAACTTCTTTCGCTACTTCCGTAAATTCAGAACGTACCTCTTGTAAGTTTTTGCTTGCCCTATTAAGTGTTTTGACTAAGTGCCTTATAGTATATATAGTCCAAAACCACCAAGTTACTGCTGTTACAGCAAACAATCCTAGCCCTACCCAGAATGCTTGCTCAAAGTCTATTACGCCTACTGTTACTAATATTATGTTGATCACCAGAAATACTGTTGGCACTAACCGTGCGAACATATCCCAGCGTTCTACCTGAGCCTCAATGTTGTTTATGTTTATTGTATCTTGTTCTTTATTCATTATTTTTTCTGCCTACTGCCTTTTATTATCGGACGCTCGTGCCGAATACCGCGTACTAACTATTAGTACATTGTATTTACGCTGATTATGTGGAGAATTAAACTAGCCGATATTCCCAAAAGTACGCCATTCACCTGGAGTACCTGTTCGAACACATATCCATCCAACGTTTCCGTTGCTCTGTGGATTATCTGTCCATATAATATCACCTTTATTATAAAAGCCAATTGTTGGTTCGCTATTTCCTACTTCAAATTTCTTACCTTGAAATTTTACAGGTCCTAACGTTTCAACATCTACGCCTTCTGATACATTAGACACGCCTACTGCTAGTCCTGATACATGTATAGCACCATTTTCACCTAACGTAATAGCACTTGTGCTATCTCCTACTAGAGTGTTAATTGTAATTAAAGAATCCCCTAAACCATTAAGTCCATCTCTAATTGCCTCTATTGTTTGATTATTGACATTTATAAATCTACTCATGATTGAATTGCTCCAAATGCTTTCCATCTTCCCGGGTTACCCGACTCAACACATATCCAACCTACATAATTTCCTGCTGTTGGTATACTGTTATAAATCATATCGCCCTGGTTAAAGTTACCATCGCTTGGAGGAGCCGCTCCTACTTCTATTTTTTTATCTTGTATTCTAATAGCCCCATTAACTTGTAGATCTACATCGTCTCCTGGATAAGCAACATTAATACCTACAGTACCTTTTAGTTCTGTGCCACCGTGTTCTTTTATAATAATACGTTCTTTGTTATCTGTAATTATACTTAGTTTACTAGTTGTATACGTACCAACTTTTACGTGATCAAAGTCAGGATCAACAACAAATTCAGCTTCATTACTTGCTACACTTAACTGTGCGTTTGGTGCTTCGCATCCAATTGAAAAACGCATTGTTCCGCTGTCATACATAATAAAGTCATCTATTGTAACATCGCCTGTTGTTCTAAGATTTTGTAATGTACCTACTGATTCTAAACTACTGTTTAAAATAGTAACACCTAATGTGTTAGCCGTTAGTACAGGAATATTATCAATTTGATAACTAGCATTTCTATGTAAGTCTACATTATTTGATATAACAAATCTGTCTTGATTCCATACAATTTGTTTAGTACGTTCACCTTCTTGACGCCATTGTAAACCTTGTCCGTTTAGATTGCCGTTAGCAGGATGAAAATCGATTGTGTTAATAAATTTTTGTTGAGCAATAGTCTCTGTTACATTTAATCTTTCAGCAAACAGTTCTCCGCTTACAGTAAGATTTCCGCCTACAGTTAAATCACCTACAATGTTATCAATATCAGCATTGCCAACGGTAATGCTGTCATTTTCAATTAATAGACTATCACTTGAAGCAAGATCTCTAATACCTGTACTTCTAAACATAGTTGCTTTGCCACCATGGATAGCATTACCACTAATGCTGTTCATTGTAGCGTCGGGGGTGTCTGGGGTTTGTGTATTTGCTATTGTGTTAATAGCATCACCTAGTTTGGCCAAACCTTCTCTAATATTATCTAAGTTGCTCATGCAACTATTTATCAGATTACCTTAAGTAAGACAGTATCGGAATTGATACGTCCGTTAAGTTTAATATCAACAGCATTAATATCTTCTAAGAATGTACGCAATTTAACCTTTCCTAAACCTTGAAACTCTTTAATCTTATCTTCTGGCTTACGTAGTGTTTTTTGAATACTTTCTGATTCATTAAATCCAATAATAGTTGTGCCTTTAACACTAAGACCTGTGCCTTCTCTACCCATTCCTTTTGGATCAATATTACTAGCAAGATATTTTCCTATCTTACGTGTCTTAACATTAAACACCCAAAGCTCACTAGCACCAATAATTTGATCTGGACTAATACTAGCAATCTTATGCTTGTCGTCTACCTTAAGGAACTTCAACTTTTCAACAAGTTTAGTAGCACTCTTTGGTTTTGATTTACGTGGAGCTCTAGTTGCTTTTGCTGTAGCAATAACAAAGTCTAATGCTTGTAGTAGATCTTCAATAGCAGTTGTAAAGATTTTAATATCTGTTTTCTTTAGATGTGCGTAACCTTCTTTAAGTTGTGCCCATTGATCTTGTTCAACTTCACTCATTTTAGATAGTTTTGCTTTAGTTGGCATTCGTTCTAGTTCTTTAAAGTCATCTAATTCGTTTTCAAAGAAACCTTTAATTTTACGAGCATGTGCTTGTGTAACACCCATCTTTTGAAAATGCTTCTTAAAGTCAAATCCTTTAGGATCAAAGTTAGGCTTATCAGATACCCATCCTTCTAGCCATTCATCAATTGCTTCTGATTGAATGTATGCTTGATCTCGAATACGTTCTTGAATAGTAGGAGTGTAAACATCCTTCTTTTCTTCTTCAATTGCTTTCTTTTCTTCAACAACACTTTTACCTGCTTCTATAGCACGTTCGATACGAGCATTTAAAAACTTTGTAGCAGGAGCAACATTGCCCATTGTTCCTGGCAACGTGTCCCAATAGTCGTCGTGCTTCTTATTGTAATCGGGCATGCCGTTCATCAACAGTTTTGCTGTGATGCCAGCTGTAATGCTTAGTTCGTGACTAGGAGCAGATTTTGCTTGTTTAAGTTGTTCTTTAGTGTAATCATTTTGTTCCATGTATTTCCATACAGCTGGATACAAATCTGCGGGCTTGTAGTTTTCGTAATACCAAGCTCTAGCATGTTGGGCGGTACGATGATATTTTTCACCGGTCCATTCTTCCCAACCTTCCCAACTAGGTTCAGTAAGTTTGTTACCACGTTTGATACGAGGTGCGCCCCGTACGACTTTCTTTTTTGTTCTTTTTGGAATAGCCACTTCATAAATCTCCTGGATGTTTATAGCAGTATATAGTCAATGATAAGAAAAGTCAACTATTATTGGAATAATTTCTTTTGATGAACAATTCTTTTGTAGGCATTGTTTAAGAACAATCCCATCTTAGTTCTACTTGTCGGTGCTTCGTATTTAAGAGTATGTTTCCACTCTTCTCGTTTAAATGGTATTACTTGTACTAACGGCTCACCTGGCTTTAATAATTTTACAGGATCAGTTAGATAACAAGGAAAGTTTAATTCGCCTAAGTCAAATTCGTCAGTATCAATAATAGCAGGCATTATTACAAACTCTTGATCAAAATGCCAAAACGGTTGTACAAACAAACAACTATAGCCTGGAGGAGTTTTAATCTTCCAAGGCACTGCTATTTTAATATATGATTTCTTTTTGCCTTGTATGTGTACAGGACATTGTTGATGTTGATAAAATGAATTTGGAGTAGTAAATTGATTTTGTACTTCCATAAACTCACCAATGCGTTCAACAGGAAATACTCTTTCAAGATCTTCTTGTCCTGTTGACAAGTTCTCTTCGGCAATAATTTCTTGTTCGAACACGTTTGGTATAATATACCCTGCGGTAATCATATCTTTTACAGGTAAACAATCTTTGATACTGTTAGATGTGTTAAGTTTATTGTACCAGTCAGGTAAGCAATCTTTAGCCGGTACAATAGGAAAATTTGTTAAAGCACTTTTATCTCTACAAATAAATTCAATGTTCATTAGGTACTTTCGTTCATATTAATACAAACTGCTTGATGACCTGCTTCAAAGTAACCGTTACCCTTGCCGTGTTCTATACTAAGAACTTCTCTTGCTTGAAAGCATTCAGTCATTGATGTATGAACACTAATTAGTTCTACAAAAGGTGTTACTTCAAAAAAGTATACAAAGACTAAGGTCCACATGTCACAATCCTAATATACCAAATAGATTGAACCAACCCATTGATGTTCCAATAATTATAGGTACACCTAACATCATAAAAGCAATAATTAGAAATGCTATTCCGGCACCTTTGTTGTGATAAGGCTTGTTTGGATCACTCATGTTCGCCTCCTGGATCGTTGGGATCTAGTGGAACCTTTTTGGCATTACCTTTTTCGTCTCTCCAGATAGTATAAGTTCTACCTCTGCCATATGATGTATATCCGCTAGAAAAATTAAACGCATTAGGCTTACGTTTGGCAGTTTCAAATGTACCAACAGTAATTGCTATTGCTCCTAGTATTAGAGTATGTAGTACCATACTAAACACTCCCATGTACATGCTACCTACAATGATACCAAATACAATACACCACATCCATGCTAATACCTGCATAATCATATGTCGTGTACTAAAGTCCGGAATAACACTCAACGGATTCTTATTATGATCCATTACTACATTCCAACAATTATAAATCCACTCTCTCATGGAAGTCTCCTTTTCAAATGTTACTTTCTTAGGGTAATGGGCGTCGGCTACATCTCTCCAGTCTATAGCATCGTATAGATCAACAAATGATTGTGTGACCTTGTGATTTTTAAAATATGCCGTTACTCTATACATTAAATCTTCTCACCAGCTTGGAAACCACGAAACGTTTTGAATCGTGGAAAACGTAAACTGTATGTATCACTGTCTTGTGATTTAGTTCGAGCATCTGCTCTTATTTCAATTAAGTTACCAATGAGACTAGCACGTTCAGTCCAGTACTCATCACGTTGAGCGTCAGTGAAACCGCTCCCACAGTTAAGGCGATAATTGTATCCATCGTCTTCTCCTTCTACTATTACGGCACCTAGTCTTCCTTCGTTACGTCCTGTGCCTTCTTCAACGTCAACGACAGTTAATGTGATTTCAATAAACGGTTTTGCTTTTAACCAAGCATGTGTACGTTTACATTCGTAGGGCGCATCAACGTCCTTAATCATAACACCTTCGTAACCACCGTCTACAGCCGTCTTATTAAGCTCTACAAAGCGTTTGTTACCTTCGGGAGTGTCTAAGTCTACCTCTTCCCATTCACACGCTACAACGTGCTCTAAGATGTCATTGTTTTCTAGTACCCAATACTTAACTAAATTACTACGATATGTTTGTGGTTTATCCCATCCACCTTCTAAAAAGTCTTTCAACGGAATAAAGTCAAACAAGTGTAGTACACTATCAGTTGCGGCCTTACCATCTTTTCTATGTACTTGTTTCATAAGGTCTTGAAAGTCTTTGCTCATTACTTCGCCGTCTAATACACAATCATAAGGAGCAGGTGTACAACTTAGTACGTTTTCAATCTCTTTAACAATGTGCGGAAAGTTATGAAACTGTTTTCCGTTACGGCTAAACAATTCTACCTTGCCGCTTTTACATACTGCTAATACTCTTACGCCGTCTAGTTTAACTTCAATTTGCTTTTTGCCTACCATCTTCTTTTCATGGTTAGCTGAGTCGTGTGCTAGACTACATGTGAATACTGGTACAGTGCCTGGTGCTACTTTGTTAACAGTCTTTTCACTCATTCCACATCTTAAGTCTTTGATTAAGATACGTCTATAAAATCCATTCCACTGTTCAGTAGTAGCAACACCCATTGCTAATATGATAGCATCACGTGCCGCATGTCCTGTAAGTTCTCTATTGATTAATTGATTAGCAAGGACTTTAAATGTATCCCAATCTAATCCTTGTCCTGTAAGCACATCTGTACGTTCAGGTACTTGCTTTACACCAAATGTAACAAGAGGATCAAGTGCCATTGTGACACCTTCAAAAAATTCTGGAACACCTTCTTCAAGTGCTTCTTTTAGGATTGCTTGTTTAGCGAGCTTACTATTGTCTGCTTCTAACTTTGCGATAATATCTTGCGGTTGTGTTCTCATTTATGCCTCTCTGTTTGCCTAATTATTATATACATTATACGATCTATTTAACTAGATGTCAACCCCTAATTTATACTTTATAAAGTTTAACATAGTTTAAACGTGTTTCGTTGGCACCAAACAATCTGTTTTGTGTTTGTGCTTTTACTTTGCCTTTAACACGTAGCATACTGCCTACATCATATGGAAACTTGTTCATAAACGATACTAGGTTACCGTCTATAACTGCTGTGTAGTTATAGCTTTCCCATTGTTCACTGTAACGTTTATCTAGTATCTTGATAACACCTTCAACAATATCTTTCTCTTTGCCTAGGTATTGACTGTCACGATACTCTATACGAATTTCTTTTGTAAGACTTGTTTCGAGTTTATCACGTTTTACAAACTCAGGAATAAATGCTACACGCCCTAAGTTGTTGTATATTACAGTATCTTGTGATACACTTTCAACCATGTCTCGTTTGAAATCGTCTAAGTCGCCTAATCCTAACATCACATAACGTTTCATCCATTTGTGGATTTCTGCTACTTTGGCATAGTCGTCGGCTGTTGGAGTAGGACGTATATAGTCAGTTGGCGCATGATCGCTTCTGAAAGCAAACTTCACAATCTCTTTATTAGAAAACTGTGTTTTGTTATCAGGTTCTGAAAAACGTCTAGTGTCTTTGATATAAGCACCGTTAATACGTTGTGCCGCTACAGCCATAGCAAGTGCTTCTTGTGTAGGAACTGTTTTCAATGGAATTGAATCCTTGCTTAGATATCCGTTCTTAATTTTAACATCGCTAATCATATTTGCCTCTAGTTATTTGCCTAATTATTACTTACATTATAGCACCAAAATATAGAGAAGTCAAGACTTTTGTTTCCAAAAGCCTTAACTTTATGTTATTAAAGTGTCTATATCTAACGGTGTGTAGTCGATTTGCTCAACACATACACATTTATATGGACCATCTGGACTAGGGTTAGTATGGATATGTCCATGTACGTTAAGTATAGGTTTATCGCCAAACCTGTGTGACTCAGCAAGTGTACTAGCATGTTGTGGAGTATGACTAAACAACAAACCTTTGTCGCTCATGTCAATCCATAACTGTATGTCCTTAAAGAACGGAGCAAGTATTTTTACATTGTCGTGGTTACCAACAACAAGTCTTTTTTTGCCTGGTAACTTATCAAAGTTTGCGGCCATCCAGTCAGCCTTGTCCATTCCAAAAAGAACATCACCACAGTGGATAACAGTATCTTTTGGACCAACAACACTTACCCAGTTGTCCATCATTGCTTCGTTCATTTGAGCTACACTGTCAAAATCTCTAACAGGTTTACCAATGTAATCTTTAAACTCAAGGATAGGGGCATGGTTAAAATGTGTATCACTAATTACGAAAGTTTTTGCCATGTCTGTGTCCTTTGTTTGATTGTTAATATATTATAACATCAACTATACTTATTGTCAATGAAAAAATTGTTGGACACTAAGGCCGGAATCGAACCGGCATAAACGGAGTTGCAGTCCGTCGCATAACCATTCTGCCACTTAGTGTTGGCATGGGTGTAAGGAATTGAACCCTATCTTGCTGGGTTGGAGCCAGCCGTGCTACCGTAACACTTCACCCACAAAAAAAGCCCCTAATAAAATTAATTACTAGGGGCTTGTTTAAAATAACTTTTGGTTACAAAGTCATGTCAAAACATACCCCCGGAAGGTGGCCAACATATTATACATATTGTATTAGTCTTGATCATGTTTAAAATTCCTATTTCCTTATTATGTTACTACTATAACACAAGTATTTATAAAGGTCAACCTCTTTTGGATATTAATAAGGATTAATATCTAAATACTTCCCCCATTCACTATAGTAATGACGCATACCTACTTCGTCATGTATAGTGCCATTCTCATGTCTGCCATGTAGTATGTGTCTTGCTTCGGTACCTTCACGCATTGTAGTTCCTTGTCCAGCAACTCCAATTAGGTCTTCGTGTAGGTTACGTCCGAACGGTCCCCATATACTATTGTGATGGTTAATACGTGTTCTACGTTCTTCTGGTGTGTCTTTGCGTAGTCCATATCCTCTAAACTCTATTAGTACTTTGTTAGGTCCTAATGGTGTTACTGAGTCACTACGATAGGCACTCCCCCTAAGGTTAAAGTTGAAGCCTGGGAATAGGTCGACCATGTACCACTGGTTGGGCGGCAGATTGGGAAAAGATAACTCCCCTCTATCCTCAAAGCCGTCATACTCAGTATAG